ATCTGTTTTCATTATTGATTCCCAATACTCGACGCTCTTTTCGTATGGGTCTTTAGCGGTTTCAGGTGACTTTCCGCTTTGAATTACATCTTTAATAATGATGTTAGCAGACTTCATTCCTTTTACCATATCATCTTCAATAAATTTTTTGCTGTATTCTATCATATTAGTGTAGTACTCTACCAATACTTTCTGAGGTTCATACTCCACGATGACGTGATTAGTCAAGATACATGCCACTTTGTCTTTTGACAAGAGAGTGTATGATCGCAAAAAGACAATTGTAGCTCCACCGTCAATAGTAGAAGTCAACATCGTCATTGGATTTTCCAGTTTGATACACTTGTCAATAGTATCAATATCTGGATCGAGTTTCTTTCCTATGATATCGTAGCCGCTAGTTAATTTTAGAACTACGTACTTACTCATGTTAGTTTTACCGGATACATCTTATATTCAAACCTCTCGTCGTTATAGATCTTTACACGTTCTATGAAGTGTAACAGACTGTAGTTTTTCCTTGATTCGTGTGTCATGTCGTCTGAGATGTCGAACAAGACGCATCCATCTTTATTTTCTCCAAGCCTCAAGCCACGACCTATCGATTGAAGGTTCCTGATCTTGGACTTGGAAGGTGAAGCAAAGATGATGTTGTGAAGGTTCCTGATGTTGACACCTGTCGAGAAGGTACCGTATGATGCAATGATGATTGAATCGTTCTCCATCTCCACCAACATCCTTATGTTTTCTCGATCTTCTGCTTCTACACCGCCATGCACAAAGTACACCTTTCTACCTTTTTCAATCTCGTCTTCTATTAGCTTATGTAGTATTTTACCATGTTTCTCAATATATTGGAATAGCAAGAGTGTATTTCCTTTAAGAGAAAGAGCTAAGTTCTTGATAAACCTATTCCTTTTTTCAAAAGCAACTAAATAGTCTATCTCATCCTTGTACTTCTTCTTCTTAGCCACTTCTTTACATTCTTCTTTTGGATACCTCAGCACCAAGCACTTGATCTTAAATTGAGACAGGTGCTTTTGGTCTATGAGTTCCTTTGTCGTGGTTACTCGTTTGACGATACCAAACAGTCCTTCCAACACCAGCCGATGAGTCTGTGTACCATCCAGAGTTCCTGTGAAACCAAAACGATACTTGCAGTTCTTCATCTTAGTTAAGATGTTGATGAGGGACTTTGCTTTGAACAAGTGAGCTTCGTCACCAACTACGACGTTGTATCGTGAGAACCAATCATCATCCATCTTGTAAACTGACTGCCACGTCGTGATGACGATTGGCTTGTTGGTATTCTTGTCTTTACCCGAATGAATCATGTGACAGTACTTCTCCGAATCAAATCCGTATGATTCAAAGTCACTGTACATCTGGTGTACGAGGGAGGTGGTGGGGACTATGAGAAGTATCTTAGAACGAGTAAACCTATACCATCTTATTAAGAGGTAGATGATGAGTGATTTGCCAGAAGCGGTAGGAGATAAGAGCAGTGATCTGTGGTTTCTTACGGCATGAGCAAACGCTTCTATTTGATAATCCCTTGGTTCTATCTTTAGACCAAGAGTGTCGATGTACTCCTTTGCTTCATGCAAGGACATCTCGAAGTTCGATACGTCGTATAAGTACTCGACTTGGTACTCACGCTCCGCTGCAAACTTCTCAACGTAGTCCATTAGACCGCAGTAGAGAAGACGTGTAGAAGTATTGAACAGGTGGATCTCACCATTCCAGAAACCAGAACGATACTCAGGAGTAAACTGGTACCCTGGTACTTTGAAAGTAAAATAGGAATCTAGCTCTTTAGCTATAGACGATTCACATCTTATCTTATTATGTACTTCATTGACTTTTTCTATACGAATAAGGTCCATCACGCTCCCACTTTAAACTTCTCCCAATCAATCGCAGATTTAATTTGATAGCCACGCGAGTTGAGACTCTTGATGATGTTCTCAAGGAAGTCTATCTTTTCTTTCTGCATCTCGAGCTTTAGCTGAAAAGCCATCAAATCTTTATCACTGTCTAAGTATATATGGAGATCAGATTTCAATACTTTAAGACTGAATGGCTCCCAACCATTCTCCTTCAACTCATCATGACTCAATATACCGTTATAGTACTCAAACTTAGTCCTATACAAGTCTTTATAGTCTTTATCATACTTCTTGAGCATGAGCCTTTCAGATGAAAAGAGTTTGAAGTACTTGGAATGTAACTGAGAGATCTTAAGAGATTCTTCTCCTAGTTCTGTTCTATCAATATTACAATCTTTTTCCCACAATAACTGGATATCTTCTAATTTCATATTATAATCAATATATTATTTAAAACCGGTATCCTAGATTATACCTAGGATATAAAATTAAGTACACTATAATTGTTTAACGTTGAACTTTCTATGAGAAAAAGTAACAGTAGCCTCAACATACTGAACATCTGTTAAACGTGAATCAAATGATAACTGTGATATTCCTATAGGAAAAACATCAATAAACGTTATCTCGCTTATTGGATTCATGTTTGATGATAGCACTAAAAGAGTAGCATCTGAATAAACAGATTCTCCGGTAAGAGGATCAACACCTCCGCTAAGAGGTCCACGTGTTCTAGCAGCAATGTTTTTATATTGATCAAAGTTGTCAGGAAAGCCTAAACCCTGCATCCAGTTATAAAGCTCAAGGTAGTTCTGCATGTCTTCATCGACACGGAAAGTAACTTCTAAGTTCCCAAACTCTAAATGATCTCCGGGTACAGGAAGATTGATAAAAGGCGTTGCAACAAAAGTTCTGTTCAAATTTACAGATGGCAAATTGACAGATTGGACAAACCAATTGACCGTTGGAGTTTTCTTAATAGAAAATTTGTATCCAAACGGAGATAAGAAGTTTTTATTGGTCGGTTGACTTCTAATCTGTGTCATACAATATCCTTTTTTGGATATTTATTAAAAGAAAGGAGAACATTGCGTTCTCCCAATTTTATTATAAGAATTATTCTTATTATTAAGAAAAGACAAAGGGGCCGAAGCCCCTTTGTCCAGATCGACACTAATTACATTAAGTTATTGACAAGAACTCTACGATAGTACTTGTTGGTGTCTTCTGTTAGAGCACCTAGGCCTACACCGCTTGCATTAGAAGCTGCAGCTCCGCCTTCAGCAAAAGGATTAGCGACCATGCCGTAGCGGGTCTTGAATCCAATCTTGGGCTGGAAGCTATTCTGATCTACTGCACGAACCATCTGGAGAGGAACGTATGGGCAATAGAAGAGACCGGCGTCAAATGCATTGGAACCCTTGTAGCCAACTGTCATGTAGTTGCCAGTGGTATAGGGATCAATGTAAACACGGATTCGACCATTGAGAACACCAGCGAAGGTGTTACCTGTGTCGTCAACGTTGAGGTTGTTGCTGTTTAGAGCAGGAGCGTAGTCTAGAACACCGGCCATCTGAAGAGCAGAAGCTACGTCTGAAGAGCAGATGATGATGTTACCTTTTCCACGACGTGTATCTTTTGCAATCTGATTGGCTTCGCGCTCAACCTGGAACATTAGGCCCTTGAACTTCTCAACTGACCAGCGGCCATTTGAATCTGTATCAAGGTCGAATACACCGGCTGTCGTTACGCTACCAGTATTGGCACCACGAACTGCTGTGATGTTAATCGTACGAATTACTTCGCGATTAATTTCAGCAAGGATTTCAGCTGATAGGATGTTGGAGAGCTCGGTCTCAGCATCTAGGCCATGGATTGCCTTTAGATCCTGTGCGAGTTCCATCGTGTATTCAGCTTTTAGTGCGCGGCTACGAGCAGTTACTGTTACCTTTTCAATGCTGAAAGCCATTTCAGCAAAAGCAGGATGGTTGGTTGTGCCTAGTGCTTCAGCATTAGCAAGAGGAAGACCTATACCTGTGTTGTAAAGGTTGTTGCTGATGTTGCTGTTGGCAGAAGGAATAGTACCTACTGATGTATTACCCAAATCAGTCTGACCACTCTTTGAAGAGAAGACCGTATTGGCTTCATTATAGAAAGCTTCAACGCCGTCTTGT